ATGGCCATATACATGACGATCATCAAGCCATCAAGTGAGTCAATTTCAGTCTCCGTGAACGGCATGTCCATGCTTGCCATTGGAGAAAGGTCTCGGAATGCTGGACGCGCTTCGCGTGCCACCATGTTCAATAAATCAAGAAAGTTCATTGTGCCCCCACACTCATAATGCCGACCATTTGTTCGGCCCATTGATACCAATGGTCAAAGCCGCGATGGTCGGGCACTCCTGATTGAACGAAGTACCCAATGCCATTTAAGCCATCAACCCACTGCCGCCAGTTTTCTTCTTCTACATACCCCAACTGGTTAGGGGCAAACAACTCGGCCATCAGTTTGCAGTACTGATCCCAAGTCATGCCACGTGGATCGTAGGTGATCATTACGGATTACCTGTGCCACGTACATCGCCTGTGTCTATGCTCAACAGTGTACGACCCATGAAGTAATCTCCATTTTGGGTGTTGCTGGTGAACCTTAAACGCAATTCACGTCTTTGCTCTTTCATGTCAATTTTGAGCGTGTCAGGATCAAAAATGTAAGGGTCTGAAGGATCATCTACATCATCCGCATAGGACTTGCCTGTGATGACTACATCCATTGCTCCAACTTGCACAAAATCTGGTTCAATACGCTCGATGCGAGTCCACACGTTGTCGCCGGGCTGTTCCACAGAACCCACAAGGCCTGCACGGGCACCAAGGACATTGGTCTCCACCATTGACTCAATTGCATCGACGTTGTTGGTGTAGACACGGTTTGTGCCTGTCTCGTGTTGCCACAGGGTGTATTTGCCTGCGGTGTTGACTTCGTTACCAGCCCAGATGGGGCGACGGAACACTTCAGAGAACACGCCAGCCGAGCGACGTGCTCCCAAAGCGGTGCCAGAGTCATACCAACATTTTTCTCGCACGTTGTAAATGATGCAGTCATTGCATTCTGTGCTGTCACCATTGGGGAAAAACCACCAAATTTCACCCCATCTAGGAACTTTGCTTACCCACACTTTTTGGCGTTGAGCGTAATTCAAATTGTCAAAAAAGTAATTGTTGTTTTGCTTGTTTTCCAATTCTTGCACTACACCGTTGTAGGTTAAAAATCGGTCAGTGCCAATCCAATAAAAAATGCCGTCGTACTCAATAACGCACGCACTGGATAAGATTGAAGACTGCTGTGTAATTAAGTCGTACTTCCAGTAAAAAGTTGCAGTTCCAATGGTTGTCGGTGCATAGGTGACCCGCACCACAGAGTCCAAAGTCCAAAACAAGCCAGCAGGTGACGTTGTGCCGCCACGCAGTGGCAAGCCCTTGACCACCTTGGTGGAGGACACGTTGTTTTGATTGGAGTCTGCCGATGTCCAGTTGCTGAAATCACCTGCCGCGCAGTTCGCAATCAAGCCGTTGTTGCCATAGGCAAACAAGTACGGGAACAACATCACGATGCCACCAGACACAGAGATGTTGTTGTCAAAGGTCAGAACCCCGGTGCCTGATGAGGTGGCGTTTGCACTCAGCGTGGCTGTCCATACACCAGCTACCTCCAAAGCTGACTTTACGGTGGTGCCTGAAGGAATACCAGTGCCTGTAACAGAGACACCCGCGCCAATGGCCGCAATGGTGGTTGCAAACGTCACAGTGGCCAAACCTGATGTCCGGGTGCCAGTAGCCGTAAAAACGCCCACAGGGGTCAACGTCGTGCCTGTAAAAGGGCCAAAAAGTGGCCTTGTGTTTACGGACGATGAAATGTCAACCAAATTCTGGCCGGGGTGGCCAATTAAATTGTTGTTGCCGTTACCCAATTCGTCGTAACCAATGTCAAATTGCCACAGCGTGTTTGCGTTGGGCGCGTAGGTTGTGAGGTTGTCAATGTACCCAACAAAGCCTGACCCGGTGCCGCCAATGCTTGCCGCCGCAATTGTGACCACGGCATTGTGGGCGTAATTCACGCCACCGCTGGTGACCACCACGCTGAACACCAAGTTGCTGGATACCGTCACGGTGACTATGCACCCAGTTCCAACGGATGTAATGATCGACACCCCGGCGTAGGTGCCGTTGGTGTACCCAGAGCCTTGAGTAGTAATGCCAATTGTTGACACAGAGCCAATTGGTTCAATTGCTGTTGGGCCAAAACCCACGGCATTGTCGTTGTCAGTCGTCCACTGTTCAATGCCGTTGTTGTAACCAGAGATTACGTAGTTGAGTCCGTCTTGCGCACTCATAATCATTCCGCGACTGATTCCTGTTGCGTTCAAAAACGACCCGTTGTAGCCACCAATTTTGCGAGGACGGGAGTACTGAAAACGAACCCACTTGCCGTCCACATAACTCACCGAAGCAAACTGAGTACCGTCGCGTTGAATCCCCGGCCCAACCTGTAGTGTGACGACTTTTGCGGTCATTAGAATGCTCCACCAATGATCCCTACAGGCAAGCGTAACCCGGTTGCGGCCAAAGTGCCTGCGTTGACGCCAGCAATTGCAAATCCAAGTTGGTTTGTTGCGGCAAGGTACAGGCCAGTCGTTGCGCTACCAGTGAACGACAGAGACGGAGCGGCCGCAGAACCGTTGCCCAATGTCAATGCATTGATAGACGACGAGGTAGAGGTTTGAGCATTGAAGACGTTTGTGCCGTCACAAATTGCAATGATGGTTTGATTTTGAGGCAACGAGATTGTTGTCCCACCAACTACACCAGTGCTGAAGGTCAGTGTGTACGAACCAGTGGTCTTGTTCTGAAGCGAGTACAACTGAACCGTAGGAGGCAGGATCACCGTGCAGTTTGACACCAAAGTGCCTGTGTACTCTTGGATGATGCTGGAGGCCTCGGCAGAGGTCAGCGTCACTGTGCCACCCGTCACATTTTTTACCAACTGGGTAAAGAAAAATTGCGCTGATTGACCGTAGGCATACGACACGTAATTGGTGCCGTCAGACACCACAACAAACGATTCGGCAATTTGCAATTGTGCGCTGGCGTTTCCGTCAATGGTGTTTGCGCCAGTCAAAGCCACGTTCAAAATACCCGTGCCGTCGTTTTTGATCACAACATACCAACTTGCTCCAACATCGGATGCAGTTGGAAAAGTTACGGTACCTGCACCGCCCGTCCACACATATAGCGATGCGCGGTCAGCCGAGTTAAAAGTGTAAGCAGAAGAAAATGCCGAAACAGGAATCTGCGTGTTCAACGTAGTGTTGATGGCCTTGAGGCCAAAGCCTGCCAACGTGGCCGCATTAGCCGCAGAAGTCCCGGCACCAAACGTCACGGTGCCCCACGTGCCATTGATTGTTGTGTTGGTGGTGACGTAAATGTACTGGGCTATACCAGAAGCAATCGAAACAATCGTATTCCCACTTGTGTCCACCACGGTGAATGAATAAGACCCAATGTTGCGAATCAATGCGCTCTGACCTGTAGACACCGAAGTTGCAGGCGGCATGTACAAATTCAAATTTGTATTGACGGTTGCCGATACTTCAATGATGTTGGCAACAACACTGTCTGTGTTGCCGTTAATTGGCCACTCAAGAGTTGTGTTGGTGCTGATAGTCAGTTGTTCATAACCCACTTGCGATGGGCTGATCGTCTGACCTGTGTAGGGGTTAACGTAGCTGGTCATAATTAAGAGTCCACGGCAATGGCTTGACGATCACCAACACGCGCCACATCTTCAGCTTTTAGGGCTTGGAGCGCCTCAGTGTACTTCTGTTGGAAGATGGTGCGTTGATCGTTCTTGAGGAACGGCATTGCTTGCAACAGGGTTCCAAACAGCATAGCGTTCGGGGCATTTTGAGTCAGCCAATTTGTTTGATTGGCAGAACTCAATGGAGAGATGCGCTCGTAGTAAAGCACTTCAAAAGCATAGGCCAATGTGGGCGTTGGTGCAATGTACCAGTGCTCCCAATCGGTGTCAGCGTAATACAAAGGCACATCGGTCAAACTGGCATCTGGCCAATAATTTTTCAAATACTCGTATTTTCGCAAATAAACGGGTTGCTTTTTACCTGCCACAGTGACACTCATTGACACCGTTTTTCGCCAGCGCGCAGGCTTTTGCAAAATTGCGTTGGTTGCGGTCATGTTTGCTTCTACCACTTGCAGTTGCCCCAACGTCTTAATTTCTTGAGAAACCTCAAACTCGGCCAATGAAATAAAAGTTGGAATAGCCTCAACAACGGCGGCGTCTTTACGCTCCAAGTATTGAAGTACCGTGGAGGTCAGACTGTCATACGTCATCACCCATGATGGGATTAGTGTCATTGCGTCTTCCCTTTATCCAACATTGCGCTCAAAGTGAGGGCAATCTACAAGTGATTTAAAGTTGCCGCCCCAACGGTTTTTGGGATGCAAAGATTCCCAATAAGCGCCCAGCGGAGCAATGATGCCCTTGTCCCAAATTATCTGTCCTTCTTTGAAGAAGTTCAAGTCAATGGCGCACCTCTTGAGGTGGATAGAGTTCATGGTCTTTGACCGACCCGTTTTCAAATAAATGGCTTGCTGCTCTGGTGTGCGGGACAACTCCCCTCCAGTGACTACAAAACCTTGCTCAGTGGCGTGCTGGATCAACTTGCACATATCCAGCAAAAATGCGGCCTGTTCTTGACTTAGGCTCATTTTCGGCTCCTCATGTCAGCCAGTTTTTCAATTGTGCGGCCACCAAAATAAGCGCCCATAATTAGCATCCCCCACTGTCCCAGCAATTGGACATAGGACTCATTGGCGTTCAGGCCGAATGCAGACATCATGGCAAAGATAAAGTACCCCACAAAGATGGCTACAAGGCTCATAGGGCGAATATTCTTGGACAGCCAAGAGTCACTACCCATGTCTGCTTTCCAGCGGTCTGTGACGTTGTTATCCTCGTTCTGAGAGGCCAGAGCAAATACCTTGAGTTCCTCCAACTCCGCTTGGGCTTTCATGATGCCAAGTTCAATTAATCGTTCTTCGTGGTCGTATTGCAACTGGCGCAATTTGCTGACCTCTTCTGGACTAGGGTTGTCAGAAATCTTCACGCCAAGGGCGTTCTCAACAACCTCTTTGCCCTTTGCTTGGAGCGCAGATGACAAAAGGCCTAGACCGTTCTGAGCCAATGTACCAAGGAGGGATGCAACAATTGGAATCATGGTCACCCTTTCAATTCAAAACTTAAATTTGCGTGACGGGGATACTGCACAACGCGCTCCCCTTCAGGGCATTTGTATTTGATGGTCGCCAGCAAGGTTGCTTTGCCACTGGCAATCTTTTCTTTTCTCACCATTGTGAGTTCGTATGTGAACGTGTCAATCTCTGGGCCTGCTGGGCCAGAAAACTTGCTTGCGGTGGTGGTCGCCTCATGCACCATGCCTTCCGCATCACGAATGCTTGGCGTAAAACTTTCAACAGAACAGTCGTCCCGTTTTTTTATTCTTGCAACCGTGACAGTGATTGGCTTGTCAACCTCTGCCACAATTTTAAAATTCTCTGGAGACCATTCAATGATGGCTCGGTCAAACCAGCCAAACTTATCGGCAAGGGTGTAGCCACCCCCAATCGCTGCAATGCTTGCTGCAACCGCTCCAATGGCTTTAGTGAGGTCAATCATTACACCCCCAGTAATTTTTTGACAAAATCTGCGGCAACTCCGGGGCCAAGCAACACGGCAAGAATGACTACATACAAGAGGTACTCGATCCTGTTCATGCGCTTGGAACCTTCGTCGAAACGGGCTTGAATGCTCTCGTAACGACTTGCGCATATCGCCTCATGAACGCTTAAACGCTTGTCAGTTTCGGTAGCCAATTCTTCAACCCCTTCCATGCTTACCCCTTAATTTACGGGTTCAGCATCAACCTTCTCAGGCTGGGCTTGTGCTTGGGCTTCCTGTTGGATGCCTTGAATCAATTGAGCAACTTGAGCATAGGGCTGATTGCCCAAATATTGCAGGATTGCGTTGACCAGCTCAGTCGAAAGGGTGATTTTTTCCATGAAACTCTCCGTGTAATTGCCGCTGTTTGGGCCAGCGGTTTGCCCTCTTCTATTATGCCGAAGCCGCTTGCAAGGGGGCCAAGTCTTCCGTTGTCCAGAAATCCTTTGCCAGCATGATCTTCAAATGCTCTTTGTTGCGGGACAGGCAGTCTGCCCAATCAGCATCGCTCATCATTTCGGGCTTGCCGCCGTTGATGAGGTTCACTGAGTCCATTGCAGCGTTGTAGTGCTTGGCAATTTGTTCAGCAGTAGGTTTTTCTTGAACGATTTCAGTCATTTCAGTTGCTCCAAGGTAATGGTGGGGTTACGACAGGCGGGTTCTTCTGTGCGTCAATCATGGCTTGAAGACTCGCCTCAATTTCAGGGCGGTCAATGCTTGGGTTGATCCAGCCCCACACTTGCTCTTGCGTGAGATCGGCGTAGGGCGTGTACGGCGACCCAGCAACGTAGGTAACGAGCACAGAGCCAAACGAATTAGCCGAGTAACTGTCATCGTTTGCATTGCATTGCCAGTTGACTTGAAACACAACGTCAGTTTGACCTTCAGCCTGCGGGTAGGCTGGCATTGATTGGATTTGCCAATTGAAAATAGTCATTTAAATTCCTTAGTTTATGTAAACAACTTGGCAATAATAAATTGGCGTATTGCCAGAAGTATTTGTAGAGGTTATCAGTGGACTGGTTCCAGAAGTTGAAAATGTAAGCGTGCCGCCCACTTCACGTTTGGCAATAGTCGTAAGCAATATAGCGTTACCGTTATAGTCGTTGGTGTATAAAGCAACACCTTGCAACTGATGGCTACTGGTGGTAGACAAGAACGTCACATAATAAAAACTCGACATGGCGTTATATGTGCCACTTCCTTGTTCAAAAAACCCAGTCACAGTGACGTTGTAAGTTCCTGTTGTGCCAGCACTCGTGCCAGTTGCAAACTGATACCCGAATCTTCTTCTTGGTAAGTTTGCGCCGCCAGACCCGTCCCAGTAAGCCCATGGATTCCCATCCCCATCAGA